AATTAAATTCAAAGAAGCTGTTAATACTAAATGCATCTGTTTGTATTTCTATTAATGGTGAACTGCCAGGATGTGCTCGCATAACAACAGTATACACATCGCCTTGCATGACATCTATTTGCGCATTTGAATAAACGCTAAATGGATTAACAGGAGCAACAGGCTGATAGCTTTGAGTGATGTAGTTCCACTGATAAGATGTCGGCCCTACAGCCATCGTGTTAGGTAATGGAATCAAATCAGTTACTCCACCTCTAACACGCTGTAGCAACACATCATAAAAATGCTGAGTGTCTGCTGAATATCCTGTAGTATCTACCTCTACCTGCAATTTAATTGTAACTCCTGCTGTAAAGCTACCCTGAGCAGTGTATGCATTAGATGCCCAGCTATTAGATGGATCACTTACCTCATGCCATCCTGTTAATTGCTTCGAATAATAACCATTGCCATCGTCTACGTTTAAGTTAAATGCTGTGGCTGAGGTAAAATCCACCTTAAACTTTGCCTCATCGTTGCTCAATCCTTCTGTTCGTGGCCCTGTTATGTAAGGCACGTACATCCTTTCTAATTCAGCATCTAATGTATCTCCGCTATAGGTAAAGCCTGCCTCTGTGATAATCTTATTCAAAAGCCATTTAGCCTGAAGCGCTAAAGTCAGTTCACCGGTATAGATAGGATTAACATCACTGAATATCCTTCTGCTTCCTATGGCTGTATCTTCGCTCCAATTCTGCCCTCTATCAGTTAGCGTATAACACGCTGCGCCATCGAATAAGCTTCCATCATTGATAGCGTTTACATTCTCAAAGCTATTATCATGGTCTAAATCCGAGTAGTCTAATTCTTTGAGTAGCTTATCTCCAATGCTTCGCGCTAAATCAACAGTCTCTCCAAAAAACGCTATTACGAACTCATGCATCTTGCCTTGCTGAGTAATGGCCTGCTTGAATTGTATGTGCCCTTCAGCTATTGGTAAGGTGTCTACTGACAGAGTAGCCTCTATCTTGCGAAGCACATTAATTTGAGTAGTGTCATCATTGAGCAGATTAACATTATACTGCTGCCCGAAGAAATCTACGTTAGCCTTCGTTGCAGGTATTCTAAACTCACGCGAGAAAGCACCCCTGGTAGTGAACTCAGAGATGCTGTTAAAATTAGATGAGTAGCTGATGCTCTCATTCTCGTATAAGTCTACTACTACAGCAGCTCCATTGGTTGCCTTAACTGTTAGAATTACTGATGGCTTCATGCTGTGTAATCGTTGCTAAATTTCAATGTCAATTCTAAGTCTGTTTTCGCGAAGCTGCGAGTCTTAATAGCCACGTAGTTATTAGATTCTATCACTACTGGTGTAGCTGAGCCATCTGCTCCAATCATGTAAACCGATTCTGAGTAGATTAGATTCTTAAGGTATTCGAACTGTCCCTCTGTTAAGTAGTCAGTGCGTATGCGCATCATCTTTTCAACGAATGGACTGCGCTCAGTTAACCCTCTATCGTAAGTGTTAAATCCAAATTCAGTAGTCTCATCTGCTGTGCCGTAGTTACCTACTACTTTTCTGTAGCGTTTGCGCTCTACTGAGTAAGAGTCTTCAGAGCGTTTAGTAAAGTTGAAATAGTCCCATCCACCTCTGCTGTTAGTCCATGCTAATCTTACCTTATCAAATCTGCATTCGTCAGCTGCTTTGAATACTGCTATTGATCGTGCACATGGTGAGCCTCCCGAAGTTCTGAAGTTCAATATGTAGTGATGCCATGCTGCATCTAACGCAAACATCTCATTGATGTTAGCAGGCATAAGAGGCAAGTGGTTAATAGTTCCTGCTGCAATTACGCACGCTAAAGTGTCAGTCTGAATAGGTGAGCCTGCAGCATTGAATTGAATAATCTGCACCTCATCTATCGCGTTACCTGTTAAAGTAGTGCCATCATCAGCAGGAATAGTAAGCACCCCATAATCATCATTATATCCTGTTATGCCTATCGTGTTAGCTCCTAAGCTGTACTTAGCTAATACATCATCCATTGCATAGGTGCTACGTACTAAATCACTCATGATATAGCTCGTTGCTGAGCTCAGTGCAAAGTGTGTAGCTGGATTAGGATTAAACCCATCAGAAATCTGAAAAGCTGCATTGATTAATGCGCTGCCGTCTAATGGGTAAGCAGTAGCCTGCACCTCGAATACACCAAGCACCTCATAACCTTCTTTGATGATTGTGCTAATGCCTAAGATATTACGCGATGTAGCCGCATCTTGCACTGTGTAGCTACCAAATAAGCTCGCTGCTACGTCTGTAGTGTTGACTCCTAAGTCCATTGACTGAGATACAACAGGATTAAGGTCAAACACTAAAGCTCCATTGATGTTAGGCTGTACGTAAAACGTATTAGTAGTAGTGCCGTTGCTTACTTCTATCACATAGCGAAAGCCAGGCTGCCCTATGTTAGAAGATGTAGCCACCACGATAAGCTTCTGCTTAAGCGCAGTAAAAACGTATGGCTGCTGATGTATTGTAATTGCCATTATGCAGGTTTAATATTAGTTAATTTTCTCGTTTGATTTAAGATATAGATGTTCACAGCTTCACCCATTGCCTCATTTAACTGAGCAGCGTATTCAGGTAGTGTCTCTAAGTAGGCATCTCTCCAATAGTACAATGGTGCAATACCTTTCTTTTCGATGCTCTTAGCCATCGCATTAGCCACTCTTAAGCGCTGCGCTTCGTCTCTATTGATTGCTGATTTAGCGAACTTAGTTCTGCGCCCTGTCTCACCTATTGAGCGTAGCTTAATCTTCTTTAAGTTCATCCAATTAAGAATCGCATCTACAGGAGGCTTGGCTGCACTGGCTGCAAAGCGTGTATCTATTCCTTTGTAATTGCTCTCCTTACCTTGCCTTCCGTATTCCACCCATTTAGCGTAATCAGCAGATGAGTTAAAAGCTATAGATGGAGTAGTGCCGGTTACATCCATGTCATAGTAGAGCGAAGCTGCGAGTGTGCCTGTTGTGTTAGCTCTTCGCTTCTTGCCATACCTCGTTTGCTGAATTCTAATGTTAGAGCGCGCGCGATCCGTAACGGTCTCACCGAAATCTAAAAGCACATCGTAAAGTGCTCCCTGTTCAAATAGCTCAGCTAAGATGCTCATTCTTTATCTGCTTCCTCTTTAATCTTGTTGAAGAATTGAATCAATGGCAAGCCAAATTTGGTTGGCATCTCTTGAATGAAAGCGTCAAGTTGCTTCAAGTGTTCCTCTGTTAGTTGCATACTTAGAAAGATAAAATTGTAACACCTATCGCGTTTGCCACGCATTGCTCCACCCACGAATTATCCTCACCCCACGCTGCGAATTCTTGTTCGGTTAATGTGTAGTTACCATTGCTCAAAACCTTCGAAGGCACTTCTTCGGTAGCCTCTGATTTTAACTCATAGTAAGTTGTGCAAGTTGTTGCACTTGTTTCGAAGTTGAGAATGAGAACGCTCATCTCGGTTGCTGTTCCTGCGTTTAAAGGAAAGATAACGGGTTGTATTTTAGCCATTGTATAAATTATTAAAGTACTACTATTGTTCTTGTTACTCCACCGATACGCACGTTTAGATTTGTTCCATCAAACCAAATATCTCCGTTAACAGGTGAGGTAGGTGCTGTTCCGCTTGGTATTCTTAACGATGCTTTAGCCGTTGTAGCTGCGCCTAAAATTGTGATACCACTTGCTACTTCAATTGCTCTGAAATCTGCTACCGCTGTTAGCGTTGGATTGATGTAAAGACCTCGCGTTATTCCGTTAGCACCGCCTGTTTGGTTTATTCTATCATTTATATGTATTGAATTATATAAACCTGTTCCACTTGTTGGACTAAATCCTAAACTTCCAGCAGCTTGAATTAATAATCCATTTGATGTAGATGATAAATTAGTTATACTACCTTGTAAATTTGCAAATTCAAAACCGTTTCCAATAACTGTATTTAGTGAAGTAGCAAAAATTAAACCTTTTGAAGTATCATTGCCTTGTATGTTAGAACTACTATTAAACGTGCCAAAAAACAATTTTCCATTTTTAGCAAAAATTAATTTACTTACGCCGCCTACTTGAATATCTAATAGCCTTGAATTACCATTACTCGCAGTATCAGTTATATTTAATTTTATAGCGGTTGGAGTTCCTGTTGTGTTCCACGTTTGTGAAATATCCAAAGCACTTGTCGCAGCAGTTCCTGTAAGCGTTGCAGGTGTTATTGTAGTTGTTCCACTCACCCTCGCCGTTCCATTCACATCGAGCTTAAACCCTGCGTCTGTTGTTGTGCCGATGAGTAAGTTGCCTCCTACGGTAAATCTAAACCTTACCGCAAATGCAGAACTTGCTATATCTAAACCCGTTACGCTACCGTATAATAAATTAGAAGTTCCCCAACGAATAGGAAACGATTCAGTCATTGCAATACTTCCACTTGCTATTGTTAACGCTTGTGAAGGCGTAGCCGTACCAACCCCCAACCTTGAATTAGTATTGTCCCAAAAGAGTGAACCCGATTGCTGCAATACATTGCCCGTTCCTTCGAACAAGACACGTCCAACAGTACCGCTTGTTATTGGTGTAGTGCCAACTGTTAAGCCTGTCGCGATTGTGAATGTTCTGTTAGCGCTTAAGTCTTGCGTTGTGCCGTTAATCGTGAGCGTTCGCGTTGTTGGAACAGGGGTAAAACCAAGTGCCGTTTCAACCGTCTTGTTCTTCCACAATGAAGTTGAACTCTCGTAAGTTAAAACGTTGTTGTTTACAGGTGTAGTGATAAGAACACCTTCGTCAGCGTTGATGTTGCTGCCCAACGTTTGACGAATCATAAGCGTCCCATTGTTAGCCGCGTGAACGACCGCAGCGGCAACGATAATGTTGTTCGGTGCTGTTGGTTGTGTGGTCTGAAAACCACCTGCAACAGTTGTCGAAACGTAAAGAATATCTCCGTCTGTAAACGCTGAAGTGTTCACTCCGCGCATCTTACCGAACTGATACACCTTCCCATCAGCGTTGTTGCTAATTGCTTCCGAAGTAACACCCATATAGTATTGCGATGGAGTAGTTCCGTTGGCTATCATTGGAGCAATCAAAAGACGACCGCTGTTTCCAGTTGTCCCCGCAAATCGGACAGGTGTTCCTTTCGGGATCGTGCTTCCTGTCGTATTGCGAACGTGGTAAAAAGTATCCTCACCCACTTTCTGCGTCGTGCCGTTCATTATGAGTGCTAACGTCTCCGCGTTGTCGTCCCAATACACCGAGCCTTGTGCCGTTGGTATGTTGGTAGGTGTAACATCAAATTCTAAATTTCCTAATTGCACACCGAACTCACCAAGATTCACGTCGCTTGTCGCTCCTGTGTATGGTACTTTGTTAGGCAGTTCTGTTTCGATGTCAGCAACGTCCGCTTGTAAGTCGGTAACATCTTGTTGCAACAAATCAATTTCCGCTTCGATGTCGATTATCGTTTGACACGTTCCAATTGTCGCACACGTCAATCCCACTTCGTCCGTCAAAAGATACCAACCGCGCACCCCTTCGTCGTTCGTGCCGTAGTAATAATTCGGTGCTGGTGTTGCTTCGTCGTTCACAAGACTAACGTTGCCGTATTCGTCGCGTGTGATACTATCAATGAACGTTAGTATTGAACCTGTCCCACCGCTTCCGCTCTCGAACATATCGTTCCATTCAGCAGGAATAGAACACGCGTCCCAATAGTAAGGAACGAGCAGTTCTAAACTAACCGTCCAACCTGTCAACGTGTTGTGAAATTCTTCAAGGAATGGTTCAAGACTTACATTTTGTATCGTGATTAAGTCGCCGAATAAAACGCGGTGGTTTGTAATTTCGGCAACCAAGTCTTCAGCTATTCGTTGAAGGTCTGACAATACCTCGCGTTGAAATTCAACCTTGTCGTCCTTATCACGCGGAAGATCCGCAAGGACAATTTGAAAAGAGAACGTCTTTGTTCCTTTCGCGTAAGTAACGTTCGAAGGCACGACGTGCATGAATGGATACTCGGTAAACTTCTCAAGGTCTGCCGTGTCAATCTGACCGTGTGAAAAGGTCTTTAATATAAAGTGTCCAGAGGCGAAAGCCTTGAACCTATCTATGAGCGCGTTGTAGCTTTGTACGTTCGACATAATTGTAGTCTATTAAGTAAGTCATATAAGTAAATATCTCCCACGCACTTTTTTCCGTAATTGCGTCTAACTTTGTTATGTCGCGCCCGCAAGCTTCCATAAACAAGTGATACCAACCGTACCTTCCAAGCACTTGGTTTAGTCCTTCTCGGTCGTCAATTGCTCCATCTCCTTCGTCAACTTCTGAACTTCGTTCTCCAAATAATCGAGCGAAGTGTTGTTTAGTTCTCTGAGTAAAGTCGAAAAAAAAAGCATCGCACCGTTGAATTGTTCGAGCGTCATCTGCTCAACGTACGACTCAACTAACTCTCTATTTTGTTTGCTGTGAGGGATGATTGTGTACTTCGAACCTACGCGCTTGTCGATAGGTCGGTAAAGCGTTCCCATTATCTTCACGATGTTCGCGTTAACGTCTGAAGCCCACGTTGAAATGTCCGCGTATTCGCCCATTGAGATTGAATACAGGTCGGGAATGAAACCAAAGTCCTTGTCTTTGATTGTGATTGTCTCGAAGAACTTCGCTGATTCGTTCGCCAGAGTGTCTTCAAAAGCGCCGAGTAGTGTCGGCAAGTGTTGGAAGGGAATTTGTTCCGCTTGTTCCTTCAGTAGGTTACTGATTGAAACCAACTTATCGATGTCGTTCTTCGCCGCGTGGTAGTCAACGTATTGCTTTACGCTTATCGATGCGTAGTCAGCAGGTATACTTACTTTGATACTCATTTATTCGTATTTATTCGATTAATATCTACAATATCAATTCTTTTGTTGAAAATACACCCGACTTTAGCTTGGTGTTATGTGGTAGCATCCTTTGCGAGGTCTATCACAGCTAGTTGGAACAATGTCGCGACCATTTCCAACGCACTCTGCTTTTTAAGCAGGTACAGTTCTTTTACGATCCACAATAAAGACAACCCTCTTCGTCGTCGTCGATAGTGTTTGCTTCGTTGTAAATTCTTATTGCTTCCATTTCAACCTGCTCCTTTGTCCACGTTGGGTTGAAAGCAGATATTTGTGATTTAAGAAAGTTTAATTTGTTTTCGCTCATTCCTTATTTTATTGTTATTTACTCGTTCTTTGTCGCAAAAATCTACTATACTTGCGACATAATCACATTATAATATGTCACAGTTTTCTGAATTATTGTGACACATTTCCTTTGCCTTGTTCAAGATAGCGTTCCATTCCCATTTGTCTTTAGGTGTGTTCCATAGTTCTTGAAACATCCAGTCTAACGCGTTCATACAATTAAATCTTCGACGTTAATTTGATGTTCGTCAAGTAGTTCACGAATGTATTTAAATACTTCTTCAATCCCTTCTTGATACGCGCCCTCTTGCCGTTCGTTGTACTTGGTGAACTTCCTGTATCCGTTCATATCGAGTTCCCAAAGCATAAGCGCCATATCGCGCGCCTTTGTCATTCGGTTGAACTCATAACGATCTTCGCCGTCGGAAAGGTCAAAGGTTAGTGTTGCGGTACTCATAATTTGTCGAATTGGTTGTTATAATTTGTCGTTGATTATTATCTGAATGGGCGCATCGTTCACACCTGCTAATTCAGTTCGTTCAACGTACCCTCGTTTCTTTCCGCGTGTCTTCAAATAGAAGATTGTAGCGCTTGTGTTGGGTGCATCTTGAATACGGATTACTTCACCGTCTGGTGTTGACACCTCGCGGTGCGCTCCCTTAATCAATTCAAACAACTGACTTTCTGCAAAGTCAACAGCAAGGTCAGATAACGATTCAACCTTTGACTTGTAATCTTCGTCTTCTTGCAACCAACGATAGTGCGTTGTCCTATCTATTCCTACAATTTCACACGCTGACGTTACGACACCCAAAGTAGATTCCAATGCCTTTAGCATAGCATTCTTTTTTAGTGTTGCGTTTTGTGGTTTAGATTCTTCCTTACTCATAAAATGTAAATATAAAAACTACGTCAATTTACTTTTGAAGTGGTTAATAACTTGTTCCATTTTCGAATCGTAGTATTTCGAGAATGTGTTGAACCCTTCGTTGTCAAGTTCAAAGCAACGAAACATAACACCTCGTAGACGTTGTGAGGGCTTTTTAAGCGTATCTTCTAACTCACTCTTTAATGATTCAACCACTTCCAGTTCTTCGCGCTTAAATGATTCGTCTTTGAACGCAAGATAACCGAACTGATTTGCGATTGTAAATAGTTCACTCGCTTGGTTAGGTGTTAACTCATTCGTTCCAAAAGTCAGTTTAAGCGTTTTGTCCTTTCGCGTTGTAACGGCTTCGAGTTGAGCGGGTATAATTATCATTGAAACATTTTTATTTGTGCGGTGTGGTTGTTTATTCTTTTCATTGCTTTGTCGAAGTATTCTTTGTCAAGTTCACACGCTGTTAAGTCAAAGTTGTAATCGTGGCACGCTATCGCGATTGAGCCACTACCTAAATGGGTGTCAAGTATCTTATCGCCTTCTTTCGCATACTTTTCTAAAAGCCATTTGTAAAGATCAATTGGTTTTTGTGTTGGGTGTATTCTATCTCCCATTGAAGATTGACGATATATTTTTGCAGGCTCATCAAAACTTGTCCAAGCCATTTCCCACATACTAAAATTATTATCACCTTTTAATTTGTCCCAACAAATAATTGTTCGTGTTGGTGGTAAGTCAAAATAATTACCTCCCCAAATAATTTGATTTTTTGAAACTCTAAATAGTTCATTAAAATACTCTTGTTTTGGTGTTTCATTATCCCATTTATTTTCGCCAAATAATGTTTGAAATTTACATCCTTTTGTGCCTCCTGAATATATTTTCTTACCTAGTCCATACGGTGGGTCAACTATTGCAAGGTCGAAGTGTTTATCTGGATACCTTGACATTAAAACCATATTGTCCTCATTCGTTATTGTAAGCATCTGTTAAATTTCTTGAAGATGATTTTGAAAGTCTTGTAAGTTTAACAAATCGCCTCGTAGGTTGTTTTTAATGTCGTGCCAACGTAGACTATTAATGTAAAAGTCGATAGTCTTTGTTGGAGTGAACACTCGAAAGTGTGCATTTTGAAAGTTTCTCCAAGTCATTACATTGTTTTCTTTGTACTTGTCTAACATCTGACCGAATAACTCTCTCTTTGCTTTGTTACTTACTTTACTCATCTTGTTACTTCTTAAATTCTTCAAACACTCACTATATATTAATTACTCCCGATAATAGATCTTGAGCTAAGTGAGAGATAGAAGTATCCTTCATTCAGATTTCTCTAAATGTTGGACTCTCACTTTGCGATAATTACTCCGTCAAATGAGTCTTTTCGCTTTCGTGTCCTCAAGTGAACAGCAATGTCCTTGAGTCTGGAATCTATCTTTCGAAGAATTGCCTCTCCGTGTGTCGTATGGCTTATTCCTTTGTCATACCATTGGGCTAATAACACAATCCCACAGTTGCCCTTGTTCGTCTTTTACCCTGTCGTTAAATTGCTTCCGACGATAAAAAATATACCCCCAATTGTTTCTTGTCGTCAAACGTAAAACAAAAGGGGGCAATGCTAAAAACGTTTGACTATACAAATATACGTTCGTATAACCAAAGGTTGCCTTGAAACTTTTCAGTTACTCATTGTTGAAATCAACATCGACATCAACCATCGATTCAAGAAACGTTTTGATGTCTTTCTTCACACAAGCACCACACGTCGAACGCTCGTTGTAAGCGCCTGTTGCTTTGTCTTTGAAGGTATAGAACTTACTTAAGTCTATCGCGTCAATCCTGCCCTTCTTTTGAGCGTCTAACAAGAAACGTTTGAACTCTATCTGTTCGTCAAGTGAAAGAACACCTTCCCATTTAGATGCAGGACAGGAAGCGAAGGCTAACTTTGCTTTAACTGGCATAACGCAACCACAAAGTTTTATCGACTTACGACGGAATGAAACTTCAATTTCTTCTTCTGCTCCGACAATTAGTGGTCCGCACGACTGCGTTGATGCTTCGAAGAATTTGCACGCTCGGCATATATCTAACCTGCGTTTATACTCATTGTGTTTTACGAATAACATTTGCTCTAATTTTTTGTTTTATTGAATCAATGGTGCGATACAAGAACGGCATCGGAATACCTGTTTCTTTCGATAGCGCACGATAGGTAAAGTCTTCTAATATGTATTCTTGAAATATCAAACGTTCAAACTCGCTCAACCGACTTATAAGAATGTCTAACTGTTCGTTGGTCATTCGTGCGCCCAACCACGTCTTGTCAACCTCATGCGCGTAATCTTTGAAATCGCGACGGTTTCTGTTCCACGCGATAGTTTGTTTGTAAAATGGCGACGTTGGACTGTTAACCGACAAATACATAACGCGAATTAAGTAGAACTCAAAGTCGCCTGTGTCGATTAAGTTCTCAATGTGTTTGCTACCAAACATAGAAAGTAAAGAGTCGTGCAGAAGATCCTCGTAGAATGGTTCTTTACGCGCGATGTTATACGCAAGTTCTTTGAACTTTTTGTAGTGTCCTTCTATGTAGTGTTCAAGTGTCAAGTCGTGAAGTATTCATCTATAACTTTAATTGCTTCCTCGCTACCTTTACAAATATAAGACGCGTAGCCTCTGTTTCTTAATTGTTCCTGCCACCACTTTTGTTCTGCAGACGCGACACTCCCTTTTTCTTTCTTCATCTCAATGGCTAATCCGTGATAGTCTTGATTCGGTTCGTAAATAAAGAGGTCGGGAAAGCCTTTGACGTAGCCTGTGCGCTTCATTTTGATCGCTTGCAAGTAACTTGTCCTCATTCCACCCGCCGAAGCACAATAAAGAACGTTCGGATATGCTAAACGAAGGTAATTCACGACTATCTCTTGTTGGTTCGCTTCGCTTTCGGGTGCTATTTTACGCTTCGCAACACTTTTTTTATATGTTTTCTTAAAAGTTTTTACGTTCATTTTCAATCAGTTATAAATTATTTTCAATTTATTTTCATTTTATGTGTTGACTTTCGAATAGTTTAGCATATATTTGTCAAACAATTAACAACAACACCAAAGATAAACAAAATGAAAACAAATCAAGAAATTAAAGAAATGTCAAAAGAAGACTTACTTGAATATGTAAATCCTTTAATTGAATTAGCGTCTCAAATGTTATTAGCTGGAACGCTTAAAAAGAATGTTATTAGACATTTTACAAATAGAGGTTTATCATTTGAAGCCGCAGAAAACATTATGGAGTGCGGTGAAAATACAGCGAAAAAATTTAGTTTTTATGAATTTAAATAAAGTAACAAAGTAACTAACTAAGTAATTAAGTAAAATGAATAAAAAACAAAGTAGTGTTGAGTGGTACAGTAAAGCAGTTAATAATATATTAATAGCAAGGAAAAACAACAAAATTGATGATGAGTTATTTATTCAAAACTTATTAAATGCAAAACTTCAAGCTAAACAAATAGAGAAGCAACAAATTGAAGATGCTTATGATATGGGATATTTAGACTGCCAAATTCTAACACAAGATTACTACAACCAAACTTATGGAGGTAACAATGAGTAAACAAACTTCGGTTGAATTATTAATTCAAGAAATTGAAAAAGACCAAATGGTAAAATCCAAATCTTTAAACGAATGGTTAGAAATTTTTGAACAAGCCAAAGCAATGCACAAGAATGAAATGAAATTAGAATTACCAACAGTTAAGGAGATTGAATTAAAATCAGTAGAATATTCAACAGATACTGAAACAAAAGAATTTTATAAAGATTGTTGTTGGGACTTTCAGAATGGTGCTAAATGGATGAGAGATAAAATCAAAGCAGGCAGTAATTCGGAAATTCCGAATTTCAGTTAAATAACTAAAACCAAATAATCAAATGAAAAAAACCTTACTCTTTATCGCGATGCTATTCGCAGGAATGTTAATCGCAGGAACGATTGACGAATCAACAAGACAATTAGAACAAACACCAAACACAATAAACAAATGAAAGTAGAACTAATTCAAAAGACGACGTTAACAGATATGTACTACGTCATCAAAGTAAACGGAGAATTTCACATGTCGTACAACGACTACAACGAAGCGGGGCGCGCTTACGACAAAATCAAATCAGCCATTCCACGCGAAGAAGTTATCCTATCAAAAGAAATTTAAAACCCAAAAACAAAATGAACAATGAAAAAAATCTTTACAAAACACCGCTTCTATTCGAACAGGACTACAATGAACTTCGCGAAGCTATTATCATCGCCCAAAATTATTGGGGTGATAAGAGAATTGGAACATTGGATTGGGATTCGTATGTTGCCTTTCGAATTGACAAACTTGAACGAGTACTCTACTCAATTGAGTCAACGCCTTTCAAAGAACTACCAGAGCCAAACCAAGAAATCTAACTTTGTTTGCGTTTCTTCTTCAGCTAACGCTTACAACCTAACGCACAACGAGATTAGCGCAAACATCGAGAAACATCAAAAACTTTCGGAAGCGCGTTGGAACGACAACTTAATTGAATACATTTGTAACCACTAAAATCAAAATCACTATGTACTGTCCTAAAATCAATTACTGTTTCAGCGCTGACGACATACGCACGTTGAACGAAAGAATCAAAGCAATAGCCGAAGCCTACCACGACGACGAAACAGGGTGGTTCGACGTTGGAGAACATCAACAACTTGTCTTCATCGACGACAACGACAACGTGTTTGCAATCCATTTGCTCGGTCGCTTTTGGAGAAAGTTAGATCCCGAGTTCGAACTTGAAGTAGTTGAACTTGTAAAAGACGGAATCGTTTTTAGTTTCGACGTGAACATCTTCGAAGACAGCATCTAAAATGGGTTACTACAAGCGAATCAGCGAGGAAGAACAAATGTCGCAGAACGAATGGTTCTGGCAGAACGAAGAGTTCAAACTCGCAAACAAATTTGAAACATATATAAACAACAACAAAATAAACAACAACAACAACATGAGCATCATTGCACAACCCTCAACAAACAACAACGGCGGAGGTCAAACAGTACCTGCAGGAACACACGTAGCGCGCTGCTACCAAATCATTCACATAGGAACAATCTTGGACACCTATCAAGGCGAAGAGAAGCTTGTAAACAAAGTACGTTTAGTATTCGAACTACCAATGGAAACAGCTGACTTCGGTAAAGGTGAACAACCGTTCTCAATAGGTCGCGACTTTACACTTTCAATGCACGAAAAGAGCGGCTTACGCGCCTTCGTTCAAGGGTGGTTAGGCAAATCTATGTCTGACGGAGAAGCATCGAAATTCGACATTGCTACGCTATTAGGTCGCGAAGGAATGTTAAACGTAATGCACCGCACCGCGAACACAGGCAGAACCTACGCAGACATCAAAGGTGCTTCGCCACTTGTTAAGGGAATGACTTGCCCACCATTGGTGAACTCTGCTTTCCTTTTAGACTACGACAGCGAAGATTTCGACTTGCGTTTTAAGATGCTTCCAG